TGAATATAAAATGGTGGCCCACAACAGAATTTGGCACATACAATCTATCAGTGATTGGCGGAAGCACAAAACTTTCTCCATCCAAGATAGATTTAACCCAATTTGTTCGTGCGGCAGTTTATCACGTTTTGGCCTATTACATCTACCCACAGTTATCCACATTTGATCCTGCTGGTGATGTCTTCACAGAGAAGAGAGTCTATTACAAAGGCAAATTTGAAGAAGAATTTGATTTGATATTAAGAGTGGGCGTGGCCTACGATACGGATTCATCAGGCACATACGAAGACGGTGAAAAACAAACATTTTATAACGGTAGATTGATTAGATAATGTCAGCCAGAGAAAACATAGCCAAGAATATAGTGGAACAGTTGCAGAATATGACTGATCCTGCTCCAGGCGTGGTTTCACGAGTTTATTTTGATGTGCAAAAATTAGCCATCACACAGTTTCCAGCCATCCTAATAACATCAGGCAATGAGGTCAGGAGCGATATCTCAATGGGCTTGAGGGAGAGCACACTGCAGTATCAATTGAAATGTTATGTTAGAGGCACAGAAATTGATACCCTTAGAAACAACATGGTGGAACGTATAGAAGAAACCTTAGAACTTTCAAGAAACAGAGACATCACAACCAGTGTAGATAATATCCACAGCGTCACAACCAGAGTGTCAGGAGTAGATGTCGTTGAAAGAGAACTGCCTTTGGGAGAAGTCGTGGTAACAGTGGACGTAATCTACAGATATAAAAAAGGAGTGCTATAATGGCTATTCAAATGTATAAAGGCAAAGTTTCAGAAATAGTTGACAACAGACAAGTCAACAAACACCTGGAAGATGGTTGGAGTTTTACACCATCACAACCAACAGCAACTTTTAAATTCAGCAAAGGCAAAATTAAAGCTGATGCGAAAGTTATCACAACTGATCTACCAAACTCGGCGGATCTAACAACAACAGAGGAGCAGTAACATGGCAACAAACACAGTAGCATACACAGGTGAATCAGGCGTGGTGAAATACGGCGCGGCCGGATCAGAAGCCGCAGTAGCGGAAATCAGATCTTGGACCATCGACCAAGAACAAGCCACAGTAGAAAAAACCAAAATGGGAGACACAACAAGATCGTATCTTCCAAGTTTAGCACAGTTCTCAGGATCAATGGATGTTTTCTTCAGAGATAATGACGCCGCGGCCAATGCCTTATTTTCAGGTATCGGATCAGGTGAAGCATCTATAGAAATATATCCATCAGGAGAGACTAAAGGTGTTAAATTATTTGGAAATATAATAGTGACAGGTCATTCTATATCATCCAATTTTGATGGTATGGTAGAGGCTTCTGTCTCTTTCCAAGGTTCAGGTGCATTAACTAAAACAGATTTGTAATATTATAATACAATGTTTATAGTTACAACACCGAACAGCAAAAAGGTAATCACTGGGCTTAAAAGAGATATTGCCCAGAGGGTTCGCCTTATAGCCAATGATCTTTTGACAGCAGTCAAGAGATACACTCCCATCAGATCTGGTCGTGCTAGATCTAACTGGAAACTCAGCGGAAAGGATACGACGTATCGTGCAACGAACAATACACCGTATATTCAACGTTTGGACAAGGGCTATTCAAAACAATCACCTGAAGGCATTAAACGACCTGCTTTAAGGGAAGTTGCAAACAAGCAAAGGAGATTCAAATGAATCAAACAGTAAAACAGGATACACCTATAGGCAAAATAGCTAGACACTATCAATCTGCCATATCAGGTGATTTGACTAAGATAGCAGTCACTGAATGGGATATGGATATCTATTGTAGAAAAACATACCCGTTCCGTGATGAAGCAAAGATCATAGACCTACAATCACAAGGCAAGACTGTGGACGCTCTGGTAGAGAGTCTAGTGGTTAAGTCTTTGGATAAAGATGGCAAGAAAATATTTAATTCATATGACAGAATAAGTCTAATGAATGAAGCTGATCCATCAGTGTTAGTGCGAGTGGTAGGCGAAATTAACAGTGTGGAACAGAGAGAAAAAATGGAGGCTCTCATAAAGGAATAAAATCCAATGCGGATTTAGGCTTTATTATGATGTTAGCAGATAGGTTAAAAAAACCTGTCTTAGAAATAATGAACCTTACCACATTGGAATTAGATCTTTGGGCCGCATGGTTTAAATTAGAAGCAGAAGCCACTAACGGGCAGATGCGTAAAGCAAAGGCGAACAGTAGGAGAAGATAGATGGCACAGAACCAGCAATTAGTCGTAGAGGTAATGACTAAAAATGCTCAGGCATTAGACAACCTTAACAGCAAGTTAGGCAAGGTTAAATCGTCTACTATTTCACTGAGTGGTGCGGCCAAATTAGCGGCAGGTGCCTTTGCGGCATTAGGAGCTGGCAAAGCATTAAAGAGTTTTGTTGATGTGGGTAGATCTGTTCAAAATTTACAATTAAGATTTAAATTCTTATTTGGTTCAGCACAAGAAGGTGCTAAAGCTTTTGAAACACTTACAAAATTCGCAGGCACAGTGCCATTCTCGCTGGAACAGATTGCGGCGGCATCAGGTAACCTAGCAGTAGTATCAGAAGGTGCCGAGGAGTTGGGTAAAAATTTACAATTAGCAGGAAACATTGCGGCAGTATCAGGATTAGATTTCCAAACTGTTGGGGAACAATTACAGAAAGCATTGTCAGGTGGTATAGGTGCGGCGGATCTTTTAAAAGAACGAGGAATTGCGGCTCTGTTAGGATTCAAAGCAGGTGCAACAGTAACAGTGGCAGAAACTGCTGAAGCGTTGGACAGGGAATTTGGGCCTAGTGGTAGGTTTGGAGATGCGGCAATAACATTGGCAAACACCTTTGATGGTGTGGTGTCTATGTTAGGCGATAAAATGTTCAACTTTCAAAGAGTAGTAGGTAAAGAATTTATTAATGCCCTGCAGGATGAGTTTGGTAAACTTGACAAGGCATTACAAGAAAATGCTGACAACATAGATGAGATAGCAAGGTCGTTAGGCAGTGCATTAGCTACCACAGTTATGGCATTGGGAAAATCTATAAAATTTGTATCAGACAACTCAACTGAATTAAAAGCGGTCTTTATTGGACTGGCTGTTACTATGACAGCATTAAAATTAAGTGCATACATAATGTTACTTGGGGAATTTGCGGTCAAGTTAAGGTCTGCAACCACTGCCGCGGCGGCATTTAACCTAATACTTGGTGCAAACCCGTTAGTAAGGATTGCCACAGCGTTATTAGGAGCAGGATTGGCGGCGGCTTATTACTTTACCCAAACGTCTGAGGCAACTAAAGCACAAGATGAATTTAACCAAATACTCAGAGACACCAAAAGATTAGCTGACGAGATGAGTGAAGTTTCTTTATCTAAAGCAGGACCAACTAATTCAGACAAAAAAGATAAAGCACAGACTGATGTTCTAAACGCTATGTTAGCAAAAGAAAAATCATTCTTAGATTCAATGGGCCTATTAGGGGAGGATGCCCTGAGTAAAAATTTAAGATTAGAACAAGAAAACATTCTAAAATTAGAAACTATAAGAAATCAAGACATTAAAAACCATCAAAAATACACTGACCTTATCAATCAAGTAGAAGCCAATGCTTCAGCTGAAAGACAAGAGATGTATAAAGCAGAGGCAGAAAAGAAACAGGATTTACAGAGAAAGAATTTAGGAAATTGGAAAGCAGGCAAGTTTGAGGAAGTGGATCTTACCAAAATGTCAGAAAAAGAGATGGGTGAGATCACAGAAACTCAAGCCAGATCCACATTAGACATATTGGCATCACAGAATAAGAAATTCTTCCAATTACAAAAAGCAGTTAAAATAGCTGATGCAATTCAAAACACCTATGTGGGTGCTACTAAAGCATTTGCACAGGGTGGTGTGATGGGATTTGTGACAGGAGCTCTTGTTATTGCGGCTGGTATGGCTCAGGTTAATGCCATTAGATCACAACAGTATCCAGGCAGAGAACGAGGCGGTGGAGTTATGTCAGGACGCAGTTATTTGGTGGGAGAAGCAGGACCTGAGATTTTTAATCCAGGATCCAACGGCAATATCACACCCAACAATCAATTAGGTGGATCACAAGAGGTCACAGTTAATTTCAACATCAACGCTGTGGATGCCGCCAGCTTTGACAGTTTGCTGTCAGAAAGAAGAGACACCATAGTGGGAGTTATTAACCAAGCACTTAACGAAAGAGGAAGAAGGAGCCTAACAGCATAATGAGCGGATTACTATCAACAAATTATTTTGCCAGTGCTGAAATAGCCAGCAACACCACAATCAGACTATCAACCACAATAGCCAACAGGATGATTCGCAGAGATATTGGCGGACAATTTTGGACTGTGAGATTGAACACATCCAGTCTAACTCAAGCAGAGATGTCAGAATTATATGCCTTTATAGTGTCACAGAATGGACAGTATGAATCATTCACTGTGGTGCCACCCATACACGGCAACTCCAGAGGCACAGCATCAGGCCCAGTTACAATAACTCAAACCTATGCGGCAGGACTTAAAACAGTGAGAGCCAACGGAGCCACAGGCACACTGCTTAAAGGTGATTTTATAAAATTCTCCAATCACGACAAAGTGTATATGCTCACGTCAGACGTGAATATGGATGCTTCCAGTGAAGACACTATTAATATATTTCCAGGACTGTTCACAGCAGTGACCAGTGCTACCACAGTCACATACGACAACGTGCCTTTCAAAGTGATGCTGAATGAATCTAATACTAATTTTCAAACACAGATAGATGGCACATACAAAATAGATTTTACTCTAAGAGAGGATATCTAATGCCCAGAGATCTTTCGTCTGGATTAATCACAGCATTATCTGCTCAACAGATGGTGGTAACAGATTTGGTTGAAATACATCTGGCATCCGCTGTGTATTTCAGCAATGGACACATAGATTTAGATTATGATTCACCCACAGCACCTGATGCAGGAGTCAACACATACATTGCTCAAGGACAATTTTTAAGTTTTGGAGAAGTGGTGGAAAGCAGAGACATTAGAGTGAACAACATATCCATAGGATTCACAGCAGTGGACTACACCACATTGGGCTACGTGCTGAACAATGAATACATAGATCGTAGAGTGGTATTGTATCGTGCAGTGCTGGATGAAAATTTCCAATTGGACTCAACCAAAGTGTTCCAATACTTTGATGGCAGAATTAATGATTTCAGCATCGCAGAATCACCAAAATTAGCCACGATGACATTAAAAATCAGCAGTCAGTTTGCTGACTATGAGAGAATTAATGGACGTAGGACCAACAGTGTGAGTCAGAACAGATTCTTTCCTGATGATTTAGGATTGGAATTTGCTCCACAGATTCAAACAGATATCAAATGGGGCAGGACCTAGATGATAGTCAACAACATATCAGTGCAACAGATTCAAGCACGACACATAAACCAATTGTTTGACCTGTCTAAAGATGCTCTACGAGAAAAAGGCATAGAGAACATCAGGGAAGACATCCTGATGGCAGGATTGAAGAACACATTAGCTAAGAAATATTCACAGATAGATTTTGGAGTGATGCATCTAAACACATTGGTAGGATTTGGCTTTGTAGAAATTACTCAGCCTATATATTTAGAACGACCTTCAGCACAGATCCAACACGTGTATCTGCATTCTGATTTTAGAACTGCTGAAAACTATATTAAACTGTTAAGAGAGATTGTGTCCACTGTGGCTAAAATAGGAGCAGGCACTATTAAAACCACAGATGATTGGACATTGTGCAATGACTGTGATGTGTTTAAAACTGCAATGACTATGCTGGCTAACCACCAGACAGAAACCATTTACAATCTGGAGGTTGAATAATGGGTTTAACACGTTGGGTAAAGAGGAAAGTTGATAAACTTGTTGATGCTGTAACAGACACATTCAAGGCAATAGTGGACATTGTTATGTCTCCATTTGGCATCCCTGATTACGGATCAGGAGATATGAGTGCCCAACAGGCACAGCAGGACATCGTAGGACCATTATTAAACAAAGATTCAGGAGTGGGTGACATACCCGTGATCTACGGCAAGAGGAGAGTGGGAGGACACAGAGTTTTTGTTTCTACCAACGGCACAAACAATGAATATCTGTATGTGGCTTTGGTATTGGGGGAAGGACCCATAGATGCTTTTGAAACATTATACATAGATGATGTAGCAGTGCCATTGACTGCATACACCCACAGCACAGAGAGCACACCCAGCTCAGGAGATTACGTGAACAGAATAACCTGCCAGTTCTTTGACGGCAGAGACGATCAAACAGTCAGCACACTGTTGGATGCCGCACCAGGGTGGGACTCTAATCATACTCTGTCCGGGTTGGCATATCTAGCAGTGAAATTTAGATGGTTGAAGATCACCGACCAAGCATCTGCAGACAACAATCCTTTTAGATCAGGCATACCTAAAATTAACCTTATAGTCAGAGGCAGAAAAATATACGACATCACAGCCAGCTACACACCCACATACGCAGGCACAATTTCAGCAACCAGTGGATCTGGCACAGGCACATACACAGCCAGCACAGCATCTATAACAGGAGTGACTGGGCCTCCCACAGCCAGCTACAACAGCACCATAACTTTCGCAACCACCTCTGCCACTGCACAGATACAGTCATCAGCCATCGCTTCTGTGGTGTCCAGAGGAGTGATTGGAGAATGGCAGGCAGTAACAGTGAGACAGCTGTTGACCAACACAGACACCACTGCAGTGATATCAGATATTACACACGGACCTGTGAGCACCGATACGCAGACCAGCGTGAGTGCCACAGTGGCTCAGGACTATGCAGTGCCCACTGCCAATTACACATTAGTCACCTATGTGACCCTTACAGGCAATGGACCACTCACAGGCATACCCACAGGCACATACAATATCAGTGCTCAGGTCAGCACCGATGACACATTCACCCACACCACTGCCTATGCATCAGAGGCTGTGACCTACACCAACAATCCAGTGAACGTGCTGTTGGACTATATGAGAAATTCCAGATACGGCAAAGGACTTGCCAACGATGTGTTTGAATGGAACAGCATCAGATTAGCGGCACAGCAGTGTGATCAAACAGTGCCCTACACTGACATCACATCTGGCCGGCTGAGTGAATTTGATGGATTGATTGTGACCTCTGGCACCATCCTCAACAACATCAGATCCATCCTGGCCAGTTTCAGAGGCATCCTGCCCTATCAGTCGGGACAATACTATTTGAAAATACCACACGGAGGCGATGATGCAGACGTGGATGGCACCCCTGCTAATCCACCCATCACATTCACCATCACAGACGACATTATAATAGGGGGTCTGCAGATACAGGGAGAGAGCAAAGACAGAAAAATCAATCAGATGCGAGTGACCTACACAGATCCACTGGCAGACTATCAGCCCAATGATGTGCTATGGCCCGAAGAGGACAGTGCAGTGTATGCAGGCTATCTCACAGAGGACAATATGGCTCTGCACACACAATTAACTCTGGGTCATTGCACTCACAGAGAACGAGCTTTAAACTATGCAGAGACTATGGTTAAGACTTCCAGAAACAAAATGATAGTGGCAGTCAGCACCACTATGGCGGCCGCCAACGTGAGTGTGGGAGATCTCATCAGGATAGTGAACCGCCATATGAATTTCGATGGCATATACAGAGTAGAATCAGTCAGTCTCAGCTCAGAAGGCAGTATCGGTTTCCAAACCACAGAACACTCTGCCGATGACTATGGATTAGATGGACAGGCGGCTGACAGAGTTAGACCCAGCATCAACCTCCCCAACCCATTAACGGTCACAGCACCCACTCTGCTCACTGTGCAGTCAGGAGCGGCCTACAACCTCTCTACCTCCGCCACCGGATACCTCACAGCAG